CCGAACTGGCGATGACCAAGCTGCTGACCACAGCGGAAGCGGAGCTCACTGCGGCGAAGGCTGCCGCAAGCGCTGCAAGCTCAGCACAGCTTGCTAGGGCAACGCAGCAGTCGGCAGCGCTAGCAGCAGCGGGTGCCAACGTTGCAGCGGCACAGGCTGCGGTAGCGACCACAGGGGCAGCGGCAGCGGGTACGACTACCGTGTTCGGGCAAGCCATGCTGTTCCTGCGCAATATGTTGAACTCGGTCTACACACGGGTTGTCGCCCTGTTCGTCTTGATTAACGCGCACCCATTCGTCGCGCTAGCAACCGCAATCATTGCCACGATTGGTGTGCTTGTGGTATGGGGCGACAAGCTGAACGCTGGCGTTGACGACCTGACCACAATGAAGGACGTTGCGCTTGCGGTGTGGGAGCAGATACGGGCAGGCTTGCTTGGGCTGTACGGAATCCTGAACGACGTGTTCGGAGGCATCCTGTCGGTCATTGGTAACGTGCTGACGACCATTACAGCCGTCACCGCCGAACAGATTAAGGCGTGGCTGTCCTACTTCGACGGGTTCTACGACGGGGTTGGCAAAGGCTTTGCAGGGGTTGCCCGGAGCGTAGCACGCACCATGGACGCGATCGCAGGGTTGCTGACAGGCCTGGGCATCGGTGTGGTCAGAGCGTTTGCAGGCATCCCGGGCGCGATCAGCGAAATGTTCAAGCGCACATACAACGTCGTCATCGGCATTGTGGAGAAGCTTGTCAACGTTGTGGTTGACGGTGTCAACGTCATGCGTGACGCGGTAGGCATGTCGCTCATCGAGGTTGTGCAATTCGAGCGCATGGAAGTCGACAAAACGTTCTTCGAGGACTACGGCAAGAACATTGCTAACTCCATCAACGACGGGTTCACGCAGCAGGGTGGCTTCCTCGAGGGTTGGGTTGACGGTGTGCTGAAGCGTGCGCAAGAGATTGCGCGTGACCGTGCGCCGCTGGAAGACATTAAAGTCGACCTCAACCGCAAGCCGCTTCCGCTGCCCCCGTTGGCAGGAAAGCCCGACCCGAACGCGGACAAAGCGCTTCGCCGCCTCAAGGAATCACTGCAAAGCCTGCTGAACCAGATTGCACCGATCGAAGGGGCAATGATGGAGATGGCAGCCGCAGTTGAAACTCTGGACGCGGCGCGCAGGAAGGGGCTCATCACCGCTGAGCAGGAGGGTCGTTACCTCGAGCTCCTCAGTCGTTATTACATGGACATCCTGAACCCACTCGGCGCAATGAACCGCGAGATCGACCAACAGACTGCGCTGTTAGGCATGAGCGCTGCTGCGCGCGAGGTCGAGGGGCAGGTGCTCGAGGCGACGAAGGAGTTGCTGAAACAAGGTATCATGCTGACCAAGGAAGAGACGCAAGCGCTGCGCGACAAGCTCACAACGCTGCAAGAGCTCAACCGCATCACGCAGGTCCAGGACGAGATACTTGCCAACAGCGTAGGCGCCCGGCAAGCGTACATCGACCAGTTGACCGCGATCAACAAGCTGCTGGCGGAGGGGCAAATCACGAAGGGTGACGCCACTGCGCAAATGATGCAGAGCACTCCGGAACTGTTCGAGGGTACGCAGGAAGCAATCGACCTCCAGATTGAACGCTTCCGGTATATGTACGAGCAGATCGACCTCATGCGGCAAAAGGATTTGATTAGCGACGCAACCGCTGAGCAGATGCGCGCGAAGGTGGCGAATCAGCAGTGGGAGGAGCGGACCAAGAACTTCCAGTCGTTCTTCGGTAACATGGCGTCCCTGATGAAGTCGGGCAACAGCAAGCTCTTCAAGATAGGCCAAGCTGCCGCTCTTGCGCAAGCTAGCATCGACGCAGCGAGTGCAATTATGAAGGCATACAGCAGCGCGCCGTACCCGTACAATATCGCGCTGGCGGCTGCGCAAGCGGCTGCGAGTGCGGTACAGATTGCCCAGATAGCGGGTGCGACGCCTGGGTTCCAAACGGGTGGCGAGTTCAAGGTTGGTGGCTCGGGTGGTGCTGATAGCCAGATGGTCGCGTTCCGTGCAACCCCGGGCGAGAAGGTTGCAGTGAGCACACCGCAGCAGCAGCGCAAGGGTGATCCGAACAGTGGTGGAGCTTCGAACCAGAAAATCGAGTTCAAGCCGCAGATCATTAACGTGCGTGACCCGAAGGAAATCCCGAATGCAATCGAGAGTGGCGAAGGGCAGCAGTCCATCCTCAACGTGATCGGGTACAACATGAACGTCATCCGCGAGATGCTGAAATCAGGTTAACCACACATGCCTAACGCAGTTGGATTCGTTGACGATACTTTGGGCTACGCCAACCGGGCGATGCTCGAGTACATCCGTGACTTTGTAGACACGAACGGCTGGACCATCCTCGAGCAGGACATGGCGTCGGACACGCGCTACTGGATCGCGGAAGCGCCCGGTTATGTGGGACCGGACGGCCCTGTGCGCGCCTACGTCGGCATGCGCTCGTATCAGTCGGTCCCGTCGGACTATTACAACCTCTCGGTCGCAGTGTTCACAGGGTACGTCCCGGGCAATACGTTCACCACTCAGCCGGGTTACGTGGAGTCTGGCATACCCGCGCACAATCAGCGCATCGACTACTGGCTCACGGTGAACGACCGTCGCGTGGCGTTCGGGCTGAAGGTTGGAACGCCTGTTTATGAGTGTGGTTACGCAGGGTTCTTCCTGCCGTATGCTAACCCGCGCCAGTACCCCTATCCGATCTGCTGCGGGGGCATGCTGAGCGGTGTCCCTGCTACGCGCTACAGCGACACGTCGCACTCGTTCCCGTGGAAGGGTTCGCGCGCCAACTTGCAGATACGCTGGATCACAGGGGCCTACCTCCAGCCGCAGACTTATCCATGGAATAACGGCTACCTTGCAGGCGGTCAAGGCATCCGCCCTGCGGACGGCACTGCCACTGCTAGCTACCCGCTGCCCCGTGTGGTCATGTGCGACAGCTCCCCGAACATTTACGGCGAGCTCGACGGCATCCACTACATCACAGGTTTCAACAACGTCGTAGAGAACACGCTTGTCATCGGTGGCGAAACATACATCGTGCTTCAAGACGTTGCGCGCACCGGCTTCATCGACTATTTTGCACTGAGGCTTGAAACCTGATGGCATACGCTACAAGCTCAATCGCGGACCTCGCGTCCCTCCTGACGTTCATTCGTGATACCTGTACGTTGAACGGCTGGACGCTGTCAGGCAACGTACTGCACAAGGGCGACACATACGTTGAGGTGATGCTTGACGGTTCAGTTGGTGTCCGCATCCTCGGTGGCAACGGCAAGGACGGCAGCAACCTTCTGACTACACCAGGCCCTCAGTATGCGTATTTCGGAACGATAGCGGGTATCCCGCTCACTTATCCGATGACGTGCGATATACACATCAACACAGCCCCAGACGAAGTGTTCGTCGTTATCAACTACTCGACAAGCTATTATTCGCTGATGGCATGGGGCAAGTCTGACGTCCCCGGGCTTACGGGAACGGGAAATTGGTATCATGCGAATCGAACACCGCAACAGGGTTCACGTGAATACCAATGCTCTCCAGCCGGCATTGATACGCAGACGAACTTCGGAGTCAACGTTGACGGTTGTCCGTTATTCCATGTCTACACAGGCGCCCCAGGCGGCAACAGTAGCGGAACGAACAATAGTTTCATCCACGGTGACGTTGATAGCGGGGGGTGGCACGGCAACACGGGTTCGTCAAACATGGCCAGCTCTAATCGTTTCCTTAGCCCGTTAATCGCATATTCTCCGAACCTGTGGAGCGGCGAAGCGTTGTTGATACCGTTCCCAGTTTATATGCCGCGCTCCTCGGGCAGCAAACAGACGCTTGTCGCGGACCTCAAGCATATCCGACACATTCGCATCGACAACATTGTTCCCGGCGATATCATTACGCTTGGACCGGACGACTGGAAGGTGTACCCGTGGTTCCGCAAGGACATCACGGAACGAGACGGCGGAGCAGAGAACACCCACTCCGGAACTTTGGCGTATGCTTTGCGGTACACCGGGCCCTGACCATGGCAGTTCTTGCTGGCTTTGTTCCGTTACCGGCTGAGCCCTTGCCCATCAACCCGTGGCTCTCGCACGGGTTGAATGCCTTTGAAACGGATTACACAGCATGGTGGCCGACAAGAACCTCCACCGTGGGCATGGGCAGCGACGTCGAAAGAGGCGCGCATACGGTAGTTGATAATGTTCCGGTTTCAATGTACCCGGACCTGCTCAGCGGTACGGTCCCGCGCGCCTACTCAGACGACTACTATAACCGCATCCACATCATACCAACGAGCATTGAGCTCGGTAACCTGCTCTCGACGCAGATTCGGTACTTCGATGTCTGGAATGCGTACTTCGTTCCGCGCACGCTGAACGCTATTGTCGAGACTGACACCGACGGGTTAGCTATCTCGGGACCGACTGCTCCGCTTGTATACGAAGCGCTGCGTATGTCGGAGTACGAGCTCACCATTCTAACGTCTGGCCCTCCGGTCGTTGATGCGTTTTACACGTTTGACTTTGACGTTGGGGACTACTCCATCAACGTCACGGGTTCGCGCGTTGTGCTGTTTACGTTTCAGCCTGACGGGCCTATGGTTGAAGAATTGCAATGGGCAACAGACGTCATGACCTCGTACAACGGCACGGAGCAGCGCTCAACTGTGCGCGGTGCGCCTCGCCAGCGGCTGGACTTCGAAGTGCTAACCGACGAGGTTGAGGATGCGAAGCTGCGCGCGTTGCTGTTCGACTGGCTGCCGCGCACGTTTGGCGTCCCCCTATGGTTCGAGCAGCGGCGAGTTACGTCTGCTGTCACAGCCGGTGCAGTTTCAATCCCTGTCACAACCGCATACTCGGATTTCCGTGTTGCTGGCCTCGTAATGATTTATGAAAACGAGGACAAGTATGAAGTGATGGGCATTAGCTCGTTCACCGGAAGCGCAATCACCATCGAAGCACCGCTGCTCAACAGCTACACGGTGAAAGCTGTGGTCATGCCTGTGATGGTTTGCTACGCGACATCACCCGTCAAGCGTAACGTGTTCCCCACTGGCGTGGCAAAGACCGCTGTGAGCTTTACGGTGATCGACAACGTGAAGCGCGCCAGCACAACGGGTTCGACGCTGTACGACAGCAAGGTACTGCTGGCGGACGCGAACTTCATGGGCGACACGCTGGATGAAACGTTTGACCGTCAAGTCACGGTCGTGGATACCGTTTCTGGCAGGCTAGTGCAGACGAGCGGATGGGACAGGTCCAAGGTGACTACGCGCAAACAATGGCGCGTGAACCATAGCTTGCAAGAAGTATGGCGCATCCGGCAGCTCTTGCACGCACTCGACGGGAACAGAGTATCGTTCTGGCTGCCGAGCTTCCGACCAGATTTGCAGTTGGTTGAAACGGTTCCTCCGAACACTCCTGTGATTCGTGTTGCCGGTGCAAACTATTCCGGGTTCTCCGCGAACCGGAACCCGTACCGTGACATCCGCATAACCTTGACGAATGGGACCATCTATACGCGCAGGATTGTGAGCAGCTATGCAGACGGAAGCGACGACGTGCTGACACTTGATTCCGTGCTGCAAGCCAGCGACCTCACCGTTGCGGACGTTAGAAGAATTGAGTTTGTGGGACTAATGCGGATCGCTAACGATAAGGCTAAGCTCACGCACTATCGCGCAGGGACCGCGCAAGTTGATATCCAAGT